TTATTCTCTTTCGAATAATAGGGTTCGTGCAGTCTCATTAAGGGTTTCCGTAAATTTTTTCGTTTTATATCGCGCAGGCAGTTGGATGGTGCTATCGGAAATTTCTGATAATTCATCGGAAGCAATGCCCAGTTTCATACTCATCTTTGCAATATTTTCCACCCTATTCTTCTGACTTAGGGCAGAATGATAGACCGCATCTGCATTTTGGCTCGTTATAATTACCAAATCTTCCATAGATTCCATTTGATCACCAACCATATCAGAAATTCTATTCTGTTCATCACTAATGGCGTTGATTTTTTCAACCATGATAATCACTTTTTGAAAGGATTGACTCATATTTTGGAGATTTTCTTCTATTAATTTTGAAAAAGCTACGCCCCTATCTACGCTTTCGTTATTTTGTGCAATATCACAGTAAACATTGTTTACATCACTTTTCATGGTCAAAATCTGTTCCTCAATATCCTTTACAAATACCTCTGTCATATGTGAAAGGTTCTTAAATTCAGATGCAACTACAGTAAACCCCTGCCCTGCCTGACCGGCTCTGGCCGCTTCAATGGACGCATTAATAGAAATCAGCTTCATATTAGACAAAATTGCAGTTATCTCTTTCAACATTCCCGAAATTTTCTCTGATGTTTCCTTCAAAGTTTCTATGGCGTTTGCGGCATTGCCACTTGTGAGCTTTATTTTTCCAATCACCTCAACAATATTCATGATTTCTGTTTTGCTATTGGAGATGGTTTGTCCGGAATTTCTGCTATTTTCATCAAGCTGATAAGCCATTTCTCTGGTGGTGCTTGCCAATGAAACCAAATTTTTAATTGCGGCAGATGATTTGGTGATAATTTGATTCACCTCTGTCATTTGACCTGCCATTTGGGTGGACTGCTGAAAAAGAGTTTTTGAATATGTATTGCTTTCATCCACAGTAAGTTCAATTTCTGCTGAGACCGATTTTATACTCCCTGAAACCACTGCTAATTCCTGAGACAATTTATTTTTGTCATGCTTATTTTCAATCAAGGTTCGATTCCATATGAATTGACCAATAATCCCCACGAAAACACAACCGATTATGCTGACGACCTTGAATAGATTTGGTTCAACTACAAAACACAAGAGAACTAAAACAAGGGTCCATATTCCATGAATAACCACAACTCCATATTTTTTCATAACCAATCCTCCCTAAAAAAATACTCCTCTCAGCGCTTCATTGTGTAAACAAATTTGCGCTGAGAGGAGCCCCATTACTCGACAAAATATTTTATTGAAGATATTACCATATAACATTCCATATTGCAAGAAATAATTCATTGAAAAAATATCAGAACCTCAAACAAGTTTATTTTCGTTTTCTTGCATTACTACTGCTTCGTCTTGCTCCTCTAAGGGCTCAAGTGCTTTGATTCGATTTTCCAGTTCTTCTATTTTGGTCTGTAATTCAATATAGATAGAAATCAAAATTGTAAAGAACAAAGCAACTGTTGCAATTGTTGCAATTACACTTTGAAAAATCAGCGCACCGAAGAAAAGAAGAATTATACACATAATAAAACATATTACAAATGTCTCAAAAAAACGTTTTATTTTCAACGCCCCCATCCGATAAGCTAAAGTATCTATAAACCAGTATAACATAATTTTACATTTTTTCTCCACAATTTTCAGAAAAATTACTTTCGCTAAAAGAATTTGACTCTAAATTCTGATAACATACTGCATTAGCTTCCCGTTGTTTCAACTTTTAAAAACAAAAAAACCCAACATATCTTTCGACTGTTGAGTTCACTTATTCATTGATGCGGATGACAGGACTTGAACCTGCACCAGGAAACCCCGACTAGAACCTGAATCTAGCCGATAATTTCTAACATTTAATATCCGCAAAGAACCCCTAAAAATCAACCTTTACAACACTCATTCGCTAGATTATTTCTAATTTCACTCGCTAGATTACTTATCAAAGTACATATAAAATTATAACGAATAAATTTAAAAAAGTAAAGAATATTCCATTAACAAAAAAAGGGTATATAGCTATTAAACTATATACCCTAAAATTTATTACATCGTTCCCCCACTCAACAAAAACCCAACCACAGCAGCCACAATAAAAGTAATTGCTTTCTCAACAATACTTTCCCATCTCTTAGCTGGTTTTTCAGCTAAAGCCTTTACATCTGCTTTAATTTCTCCAACATCTTTCTTTATGTAACTTTGCTCAGTTTCCATTTTTGCGAAAGCATTTGTAAGCTGCTCTAAATTATCCTGACGTTTTTCTAACTTATCCTGTCGTACCTCTACATTCTCAATTCTTACTGACATTTCATCATGATTCATTCCATCAACCCCTTTATGTTACTAAATTTCCATTACTATCTATTATTGTTTTCCATGTACCATTAACCCCTGTGCTACTGAATTGCAAGCCACCAGTACCCCAGCGAAACAATTTTGTTGCCTGTGTGTAATTAACATTATCCATGCTGATATAAAGTGTATTGTTTGCTATGGTAATATTACCACTGATAAGGTTTAATACCTGTTTTACCTCAGTGCTTGCACCCAAAGCAGTTGAAAGGCTTTTCTCTCCGCTGGTAATACTGCTTGTAATATCTGCCACAAAATCCCCTAATTCAACGGTACTGTATTTCTCCAATAAACAATCCCACTCATAAGAGATAACCTTCGCTTTCTTACTAAAGTTCATCTTACTATTTACCACTGTCACAACGTCCCCTAATTGAACATCTTCAAGGATAGCAAAGTTCTTATATTCCTCTGTCTTTGCCAATAGCTGAAAATCAGCCTTAATATTTACCGTTGGCAAGTCTACCCCACTATTCAATATACTTTGGGCAAAAGCTGTAAGTTGTGCCTGTGTGGTAAGGGAAGAATCTTCATACTTTCTTGCTTTGGGATACGGATAGTCATTGATATGTGAACTACTCACAGGCGAACCTATTAAGCCATCCTTACCAATAGGAAATATTTTTGTGGCTACCTCGCTAATATCTTCCTCAATCACTAAGCCTATAAGGTTTTTACTATATCGGATAGAAACCCCTTTATCACTGCCAATGGAGGGTAAGAAGGAAATATTATAATTATCCCTTAATATCTCACCACCAAAAACAGAAACAAAACTATCATTGTCTTTCCCATCTCCTAAAAGTGCAGCTATAGGATTGATACTAGATACTGCCATGCTTCCTGTGCCTGTCAGTGTGGTATTAAATGTAAATGGCATAGAATAATTAAAACTTGATTTCAAGCTATTCAATGTGCTTTGTGGTGTCTGTGCTGTGATACCGCATGATTGAATAAAGTTATCCAGTAAATCATAAAAGATATGACGGGCATTCACTGCAATACTTTCCATAGTAGGCTTAATGTTATAAATCCTGAAAGGCTGTTTTCCCCTTGGCGTACTTACACATAAAATACGTCCCTTTTCAATGTCCTCCCATTTCCCCCACTCATCATAAGGGTGTTCCATCTCCAATTCATACAGGCCGTTTAACTCCTCTTTTACAGTACAAAGGCTCGGAAGCAATGCCCCCAAGCCCAAAGTATCAAATGTTGTGCTATTCTTTTCATGTATGGTAATCATTAAACCACCTCATACTCCTGCCCTGTGATTTCTGCAAACTGCTCTGCTGTGATTTTGCCACTTTTTACGAACATGCCTACATTCTCAGCAGAATAAATCTGAGAATCAAAATACCGCTTTACAATTTTATAAATCATCTCACCACCCCCTGTTGATTCAGCAGTAATTCTGCTAATGTTATATCAATTTCTGTCTGCTTGCTTAGAATCAATTGCTGATTTAACAGCATTTCAGCTTGTAGGACTTCATCTTCTATGAGTTCCATTGGGTCTGGCTCCAATTCTGGAATAATAGGTTTATTTGCTTTGTATTCTTCTTTCGTTATTTCCACTATTTCCTCTGACGGAATATTGTTTACTTCATATTTCAAAAATATATATCCTTCATAAGAATAACTTTCTTCGTATACGCATCCAGCTTTTATTTCTGGAAGTACATTTCCTTGTTTTTTATAATACATAATAGCCTCCTATTCGTATAAAGCATAAAAAATTCTTATGTTTCTTGTTGAGGTGGGGTTGTAAGTTATGGTTAAGTTATTATTAAATTCTATAACTGAAAAATGTTGTCCAGAGTATCCTGAATATGAGCTTGCTTTTAGAATTTCCATATCGCTCATCGAGGTAGTCAAATACAACCAAGCCATTGCATTCCCAGAACTATAACCCATCGTGTTAGTATACGATTTACCATCAACGCTAATTGTTATACTGTCAGAAATATTAACTGATAATGCCGTTACGCTATAAAATAAACCAGCCCCATTAATTACTGTTGTGTTGTTACTGCTTACTCCTGCAGTTACAGACGCCATCTTCCTTGATAAAAACATTTGCTTTTTGTTGATTAATGCATTTAGCTTCCCCATTACCGTCCCTGCCGTTGCCGTTCCACCTGTGTCCGCAGTATTCCCCAACCTCTGCACAACCCCATCCACAGAGTTGTTATTGATTGCATTTTGTAGCAATGTTGTCAAATCCTTGGAAACATAGTTGCAAAGATATTCCCAAGCATCCCACATGGTATCAATGGTAAGCTGCCCTGCAATCTCCCCGGGGACACCGATATTTTGCACCATGGTAGTCATTAAGTCATGGGCTTCGTAAAGGTTTTGATATAGCACCACCAATGCGCCATATTCGTTACTACTTTCCACAGCTCCTGCAGAAATCAGACTTTTCACTATATGTATCTTAAAGGGCTGTGTGCTGAGAACTTCCAAATTATTTTTGTACAAAATTATCTGCACTTCCAAGTCCTGCGCCACGGCCAACGCCTGAGAAGTCAATTCAAACTGGCACCTTCCTGCGGTTGCATTGGTAATGGCTCCGTTGTTATAAAACTCCGTCCCATCAGCCTTTTTCCCATATATTCTAACCTCATGCCCTGTGAGGTTAATTGCTGTACTGCCGTCTAATAAAATAACATCTAAATATCGGCTTTTGGTATCATTTTGCACGGCTGTAATAATACTTGTTACTTCTTTATTTACATCAATTTCTAATTTCTTATAGACTTGCGCCATCTTATAACCATCTCCAATTCGGTTTTATTTCTAATCTTGTTACACTTCCCGTCCAACTGATTGTATTCGCCCCCTCTTGAAATTTAGGGAAATCCAACGCTGAAAAGGAATTGTTTTTATTTGTACTATCCTTATAAACTTCTTGAATCTCACTGTTGATAGTGACATAGCCGTCAATTCCAGTAATCGTGTAGTTTTTTTCATTAATCGTAAGTGCGATATTCCCTGTACCATAAACTGTGATAATTGGTTCGCTGTAAATGGTTCCTTGGTTGTAAATCGTTGTGGGTGCAGTAAGACTCAATTCCTCATCTGCTTTATCCACAGAATATTTAAAAGGGAAACAATCAAACTGTACTAGGAAATCATTCAAATTCAGCAGAATGTTATTAAAAGGTATCTGGTTCTTGATGAATGCCCGATATACTTTATCTGGTTCACTGCTGAAAATAACTTCGCCATAACCATTCAGCCAAGCGCTAACATCATCAATACGGCTTCTGTCCATCACCTGACATTCGGCTTCTTTTGTATAGTTTTCATATGTATTGGTATCCTCATGTAAGATACCGTTTCGCCCAGCAATTTGGATTTCATTTACCCTTTTTGTTGGTTTATAAATGGAGGGTGCTTTCAGCATAACCACACCCATATCAAGGGAATTTATCCCTTTAAACGTAAAATATTGATACACCTTAAACACCTCCTGTAGCTAATTTCTTAGATTTCCTGTAAAATTCCATTTCTCTCATTAAGTCCCCTGTAGTTCTGCCGTTGCTGTTCTCAACTTTTTCAATGTTTACAATAAAGTTTTCCGTCTTGCTTCCACCGTTTTCTCCATTGCGGTATCTATCGGCTTCGGCTTGTGTCAGTACCATTTCCCCTTTGTGTAGAATAGACTTATACCCATCAAAAGGAACATAGGACAAGCCGTTTCTATGGCTGCCGTCTGAGTCGTCATCGTCCTCCGACATTTCACTTTTACTTTTTCTCCAGAATGTTAATTTATCAGTCAGCCAATCTACTGTATCTTGCACCCATTTTTTTATGTTTTCCCAAACTTCTTTAATTCCGTCCCAAACACCTGTGAAAATTGCCTTACCTGCATTCTTGAAATCCTGAATCTTATCATGGATGGCTGTCTTTATTTCTTCAACCTTCGTAGAGATTGTAGTTTTGATGTTTTCCCAAACCTCAGAAATTTTTGCAAACAACTCTTCACATTTCTGTTTTACGGTATCCCAATTCATATACAGAGCAACACCAGCGGCAACCAATAACCCGATTGCAGTTACTATCACCCCAAACGGATTTGCGGCCATAACCGCATTTAATGCTGCTTGTACCGTTGTTGTACCTGTGATAGCGGTTTGCACTGCTGTAAATAAAGGAATTACTGTATTAATCACATTGAATGCAACAAACCCAGCCACCGCACCCGCTAAAATAGGGATAATAATATTCAGATTATCCGTTACAAAGGTAATGGCAGCTCCTACATTATCCATAATTCCTTGAAAGGTTTCTTGAATTGAAGGCATATTTTCTTGTATGTAGTTAGCAAACTCATTCAGCTTTGGTAAGAGCTTTTCCCCCAAAGGAATCATTAAACCCACTTCCATTTGTCTACCAACACCTTGGAAGGCATTTCCTAAGCTATCATACTTAATTTCCTTGATTTGGTTCATGGTATCCACTGTACCATTAAAATAATCTGACATTTCCATTGCGCCTAATATGGCTTTATCGCCCACATCTTCCCACATAGTACCGAAAAGATTAACCCCTGCAATGTTTCTTTGTACAGGGTCATCAATACTATTTAGGGCTTCCGTAACTTTCCAGTAGGCTTCTTGCGCACTTTCACCGCCTTGTGAAAATTTGTCCTGCATCTCCTGTGCATTCAACCCTAAAATGCTAAAGGCTTCATTTGTTGTGTCACTACCATCCTTTACACGGATACCAAACTCTTTGAAAGCATCACCAACTTTATCAATGTCAAAGACGCCTTCCATTGCCCCATCATGGAATACATTGAACATGTCCTCAGCACTAAAGCCAAGCTGTTCAAAATGTACCGAATATTCATTGATACTATCCAGTAAGTTTCCATTTTTGTCTAAGCCATACTGAGAACCTTGGGCAATTAGGTTAAAAGCTTCTTCCGAAGTAATACCAAACTGCTTCATCATCATGTCGGCAGCTCTGGTGCTTTCCTGCACCTCATACCCAAAAGTATCACGAAGGGCAATGGCATTTTCCGTCATATCTTCCAACTCATCCCCCGCCAGCCCCGTTTGATTCTTCACCTCTGCCATTGCTGTGGCAATATCCTCAAAACTTTCACCGTAATTATTTGCATAGATATTTTTAAGGGATTGCTCTAGCCCTTCCATTTCGGTATCTGTTGCGCCTGTCTGTGTTTGGAGGGTATTAAAAGATTGCTTTAATTCATCAGCCTTTTTGACACAATCCACCACAGCATCCGCAGTCTTTTTGATAGCTGCACCAATAGCAAAACCAGCTGCTAACTTTTTCAATGCATCTTTTAAACCAACACTTTTCCCATCTGCATTTTCAACTTTACCACTGAAATTTTCTAGTTGTTGGGTACTGTCTCCGCTATCAACCTGTATTCTAGCAACCAAAGCACCTAAGTCAATCATTTATTGTCACCTCCGAACCGTTCCTTTAATTTACCCCTATCAGGTGTCGTTTGCTGTAAAAGCCAACAGTCCTCCAGATACTCTTTACCTTCCTTAGATTGCTTCATATCGTGAATGAACGCATCTCTAAAAAGTTGTTTATAGGTATCCATTCCAAGGCTTAAGCATTCATCAAAATTTAACCCTGAATAATCGGATACTTTTTTTAATTCCTCTGTTTCCGTTGTCAAGTATTCCTTGACTTCCTCCCCTGTATCAGAGGGCATATAGGGGAGAACTATTCCCCCATTTTCAGATTTTTGTAATAATAATCAAAGTATTCCTTTAATACCTCAAACAAAATATCATAGGGGATTTTCTCAATTTCACTTTCTGTGATTTCAAGCAATTCTTTTTTCTTTGTGAGCTTATGAAAGAAACCTTTCTTTTCAATAGTTACAGGCTCTCGTCTGTTGAAAATACGGAACAAAAGGTTATACAATAATGTCTGTGCTGTTTTTTCGTCCATTTCCTTATTTTGCATATCAAAGAAACTAAGCTCCATAGCTCTGGTAGGTTTCTGCAATTTCAAAATACTACCGTCAAGCCATTTTACTTCATATAGTTCGGTTGAAGCTTTCTGCAAATCTAGCATTTATTTCACTCCTTTTTTTAAATAGAAAAGGGACACCATTTTTATGGTATCCCCCTTTAGTCATTTACGCTGTAATACCGCTATCTTCTTCCTTATACAGAATCAGAGTTCCTTCGTTATCCTGTGGCTGCGCTTTAAATTCTGCGTTGATAACCGTTTCCTTATCTTTAGCAAATGCAAGTTCAAATCCAGCTTCATTGCTGCCGACAATTGTAATACGAATATCACCGTCCACCGCATCCTCATGTACAAAATGGATTACATATTTCTTCCCATCATATTTAGATGCACCACCGATTTTTACAATTCTGATTTTCTTTGTTGCATCCTCTGTCACTCTCGCAGTAGAACAAAGTTTTTGCAATGTTTTTCCATTCCAAGTCATAACACCAGATTTTAAAACGGCTTCTTCATCGGTAATCATTTTTTTAGATACTATACCTAAATCATCCTTTGCTTCGTAAAAACTAGGTTTATAACTCAACGTTGCACCGCCCTGAATGTATCCCAAAAGTTTAGTTTCGACTTCCAAAACAGCATCTTCAGGTAAAGCACCAGTAAATTCATCAATGTACAGTTTGCCACTACCTAATACGATTTTTTCCATGTTTAAATCATCCTTTCTCGAATTGACAAAATAAAATAAGCCTTAATGATGTGTTGTTTGGTTTCTTCAATAAAAAGACTCCCTCCACCATTCAAGGCTACGTTTAAAATGTCATTGTTTAATTGTTTATTTCCAACTGTAATTAATAGCTGTTTTACTCTACTCAATATACTCTCAGCTTTACCATAATCGGGACTAATACAGTTCATTTCTAGCTTGCTTTGTGCCTTAATTCCATCACTCGAAATGATAGAATATTTATAGCTGATACAAGTTTCAGCTTTCCCTTGATTCATATAAATTTTACTGTCTGATACAGTAGCACCCAAGAGGGAATATAATTCACTGTCAGCTTTTAGAATTGTTAAAATTTCATTCAGCATTGTCAAGCACCCCCTTAAAACAATCCTTAATTTCTTGTATGTTTTCCTGTATACTGTCCTCAAGAAATGGATTCTTTTCATGATGGTAAGGCGCATATTCAACATTACTTCCAATATAGCAAGTACCATCTTCCACATCATGGGTAATACTTTTTCTAAGTGTGGCTGTTTTAACACCTACTTTTCTTTTTGCATCATTTTCCACAATATATCCTGCCTTATCCAGTCCTTTATCTATCACAGAGGGAAGTATATTTTTTATAACATTCTCAATATTTAAAGAAATCTCATTCATACCTTCACCTCTTCCAATATAAGCTGTGCTAATCGTCCATTGATGAAAGAAATTATTTTATACTCATGACTAAAATTTGAAATCATGTATTCTGCTCCAAGTTCAAATTTATCGTAAGGTGTAACCCCTTGTAATGCCTTTACAAAATAACAAGTTTCTGTTCCCAATACTTTAATATGTTGTTCATTGATATGAACAGAAATATTTTCTAGGAATTCAAAATCATTTTTGCTATTGCCGTAATCATCAAAATTTTCTACCAGTTGAAATAATTTATAGGTTTCATATCTCATAGAAATCTCACCTTACTTCTAGGCTTTGCTACGCTATCCAACATAACTCTAATATAATAAGGATAAAACTCATTATAGTTTTCTGTTGTGCCAGAAATTGAAATACTATTTAATCCCTCATTACCCTCTTTGGTTTTATGACATTTTGCCATTTCCTGAATCATGGCGAAGTGCTTTACATTGGTTTCATCATAGGTAATATTGGTATAGGCTTCAAAAACAGCTTTGGCAACATCTAAATACTGTTCTATTTTCTCACCTCATTATAAAAGGGTGCATCAAACTTGACACACCCCTCTCAATACAATTTAAGCTTTCTTTGTTAACTTAATGCTATAGGTTTCATCTACCAAAGCCATAACACCATATCTATCATAAGTCACAGTATTATCTTTTGTTTCAATATCTCTATCCTGTTCCACAGAACCTTCTTTCTTTACAAAGAATTTAATTGCATCTTTCTTTGTAATATAGGCAGTGTCCGCTGGTACAAGTTTGGAGAATAGAACAGGCAGTCCACAAATCGTGCCAAACTGTCCAGTATATAAAATTTCGCCTTGCTTGCTGGAAATGAAATCGCTGTCCTTTCTAATTTTTGCTCGTAAGTCATTACCCATGATAATGAACATATTTTCTTCAACTTCCTTATTCAATTCTGCAAGGGCATCTACAATTGCTGCATAATTAAAAGCTGTGTACTCAAATCCATTTGAGATTTTTGCAAGTTCAGTAAAATAATCTGTCTTAATCTTGTTAGCCATTACAACTGACGCACCACTTGTTGCAGTATCAAGTAAGTATGGGTCTTGCATCACATCCATATCATTGTATCTAAATGTCTGCTGGTATCTTTCAATTTCATACTCAGTGGGTACGAACGCAACACTACCGATTACAGTATTTTTTGCTCCCTTTTCAAGCTTTTCAACTGCACCGCTGTAAGTATACTTATTTACAATCTTTTTCAAACCTGCTACACCAGACAAAGAAGAGTCTACTGTCATAAGAGAACGAGCATCCAAAAGGGTATTTACCAAATCTGTCATTTTGTTCTCAATAATAAAATTTTCATATCCTGTTCCTAAAGTTGCCATAAATTAATCATCCTTTCTATAAGCTTACATTTTTGCAAGCTGTTCATATAATTCTTTGTTGTTTTGATAAAGTGCTGTCTGTTCTGACATACTCATTTTCCTAAACTGCTCCTTGGTAATATTGCCCTCTAAGCCAGTGGTAGAAGCTTTCGGCGTATTGCTACCAATTCTTGATTGTACTTCCTTTGCTACTGCCGCCTTGAAAAGCTTGTCCAAACTATCAATCCTAGATTGTGCTTCTTCCACATCATCACCAATCTCAATTAAATCTGCAAATCTAGCATCTAAGCCCCTAGCAGATAATACTTTGGTGATTTCTGTTTTCGTCTGCATTACATTAAACTCTCTAAGCTTGTCTTTCAGCTCTTGAATCTCCATATCCTTTTCAGCCTGTTTTCTCTGCTGTTCATCCAAGCCAGAAAGAGAAAGCTTCTTTTCATAATCTTTTTGCTGTTTTTTTAAAGCCTGTGTTACTCGTTTATCAGCTTCAGCTTGAAGTAAAGCCATAACCTCTTCTTGAGTGTATGTCTTGTTTTCTGTATTTTCTGTTTCCTGTGTTTCATCAACATTAATGTTTGTATTTTCTTCCATAATAAATTCCTCCTATGAAGTTTCGGCAAATTTGCCAACCCTTAATTCTGTATTGTAATAGTTGTTTATTTAAAGCCTAACCCCTAAAAAGGCATAAAAATAACACCATCCCAAATTGGGAGAATGCTCTAATTAATATCAATTAATATGGTGCAATGGCAATGGGGATGCAGAGGAAGTACACTCTCATTTATATTAAAATGCTTCCCTGTAAACTCTCTCACACAATCATCACAAGCATCAGGTTCAATTAAAATGCTATAACTGTTATATCCCCTGTCCATAGCTTTTTGCCTTGCAGATTCATTAAATATACGTCCAGTTTCCGTTACTGTAATCCTTTTGCTACTGGAATATGCCACATTCATTCTTTCCTGCAATACCTTTGCAACTTTTCTTACGTCTTTCCCCTGTAATGCTGACTTAGTAATGCTATCCTCAATCTGCAAGCGTAATTTATCCATATCAATCCATATACGTTCTGAAAAATTTGCACCCTTATAATTTTGACTGACAATTTGCTTTGCTACCTGTTCATCCATAAAAGAGAATGTACCCTTGATACCAAGAAATTTATCCATGCTTTCATACCCATTGCGAAAAGTATTATATAGGCTTGTTTGCATATACTCTATGTTGGTTTCTCCAAGCTTCCTTAATTCTTTGGAAAGTAATGCTTGTAAGTTGGACATTCTATTTCTCTGATATAAGGCTGATTGGGATATTTCACCCTCACCAGCCATATCAAGCCAAATATTAAGTAACTCAGTTCTGATATTTTTAAAGGCTTTCCGATACAATAATTTTAGTGGACGTGTCACTTGCTTTTCAGATAGCTTAAGCGCATTCTCCATTCTTTCAGCCCAATAAGCTTTATTGTTCATTATCATCACCACTTAAAATATCTTCCTCATATGAATTAATAGCGTTTTCATGCTCTATTGCAGACAATTCCCCATCAATATCTGAAATAAACGGAATTTGTGAAATTAGCGAACGCTTGCTAATATAAGGTGCCATTTTAGCCACAAAATCACCGATACTTACTAAATCTAAGGGAATATTTCTAAGGAACGTAATTTTTAAATCATCAATAGAAATACTACTCCCTAAAAGAGTATAATAATTGCATACCATTTCCCAACGGTTCAATAATGCTTTGCGGAAAAAGGTTTCCTTGATAGCACATTTCTGCTCAAGAGACAACATAGACAATTTTGCTTGTGTCGCCGTTGTATGAGATTTGTTTTCCAACTCACTGATACAAGAGAACATCTTAATATCACTTGCAAGGCGATTCTTATAATTTTCATTCTCGGTATCGTTGGAATCCTTATTTAAAAATGAAATGCTTGCTTGTTGTCCTTCTCCAATTCCATCTACTGCAATAATTCGATTCTGCTTCATGGCATAAATATCCTCATTAGCTAAACCAGTATTAATCGCAAGCAAATAGGAATCATTCAATTCTTCTCTGAAATTTGCGGTATCTGATAGACTAATATCATAACCATCAATTAAATGATGTACCTTTTCCGCATCCCCTGTTAAATCCTCATTATTATAGTAAATATTAATGGGAACTTCTCTGAAATAGTGGCTCTCTTGACCTGTTCGTACTGTCCCATTTACAGACTTCTTATAGTATGTTACTTCTCTACTGTCATACACTTCAATAGTAGTCGTAGTTTCATTTGTAAGAATATCTGTACTATCCCAAAAGCGAATACAATAATTCAATTCTTTGGTAATATCCGTAGAATAAATAGGAATTACAGTGCTAGGCTCAATTTTCTCAAATTGTACCTGTTTATCTGCGTTAATAAAAAGGAGCTCCGCAGCTATACCATAAATTGAGCAATCCTTTGCAATGCTCTGGTTATGCGAAACTTCCTTTACTGCATATGAAGTTAAAATAGATTTCAATTCTTCGCTTTGTGTGTCATAGGTCACTGGCTTACCAGCAAAGTAGCCACTAATCAATGTAGTGGTATATTCAGCCCAAGGGGAAGCAATTTTATTATTAGGTTTACTGAAGTCCTTAAAAGTACGGTTCATAATTTTATCGTTCTTGCAATCAAAATATCGCTTGTTTTTCAATAGTCTCGGCTGATAACGGAACTTGAAATCATCTATGTACTTTTCAATACGTTCTATGGTTAATGCTGTGTTTTTATCTAGGTAATACAATTTCTCACCCCTTTACAATCGTGCTGTTAATATATTAGCTTTTTTCTTTATGGACTGGATGGAATAACGTAGGGCATCAATCGCATGGTTAAAATCATCAATCGGAACATTGATATATTCCCCTGTCTGCTTATTTTTTTCCCAAGTATAGTTATCCAGTTCTAAAATAGTATTTTCACATTTCTTATGGACAATAATTTTATACTCTTGCAACTTATTAATCCCATGAAGAATACTATCTTTTCCCTTGCGACATTTACGAATTCTATCTATGCCCATTCTCCGCAAATCAGTAATATCCTTCGGATTCGCACAATCTGCGACAATAACATTTTTATGCCATCCTTTTTCTTTGACTTCCCTTGCAATGTCAGTATTTAGCATACCTTTTTTATAAATTTCATCACAGATATATAAAGTTTTCGTCTTTTCATCCACCAGTGATAAAATAACCGTTGTCGGGTCATTGCTGAAACCAAAGTCCATTCCTGTACAAGTATGTAATTCATTGTTATTCTGAACTAACTCATGCATGTCAAAATTTTGTACTTCCCAATTGCTAAAAATAAGCTTGTCCGTTGTTTGAAATAAGCCGTTCGCAAGAATATTATATAGCCTTGGATTTCTTTCTTTTATGGGAAGCAAAACTTCATCATGGTATGTGTCGGGTAGGAATTTATTGTCCCGATAGGTTGTATGTAATATTGTTGTATTTTTGGGTACTGTTTCGGTATCGAAGCCAAAGTAAGAATAAATCCAGTTTGACTTACTCATTGGATTAAAGGAAATTAGCACTTGCAGATTTTTATATTTTCTGGAACGGATAGAACCATTCAGCGCAATAAAATCATCCTGTGAAAATAAATTTGCTTCATCCAAATATAAATCTGAAATTTCTGAGATACCTTTTGCTTTTTCTTCATTGTCCAACCCTTTGAAAATAAACTCACTCCCATTGGGCAATTTCACTGTCATATCGGAACGATTGATTTCCACTTTGCCTAATTTTCTTATCTGCCATTCGTCCAGTAAGTCCATTAATTCTCGCCAGATACCTTGTTTAATTGCATTGGTTGTTTTCATCATGCAAAGAATACGGCGCTTATTAGATAGGGATTTATGAAGTAATTTCTGAAATATGAATTTTGTTTTGCCCGAACCTCTGCCACCATAATAGACTTCATATCTGTTTGAATAATCTGTTAAGTATGGGGAGTATACGGGGTTAAATATATTTTTGTCTATTGTTATATTCATTTTTTGTTGTCATCCTCCTTATGTTAGGTTGTGCGTACTATGCATATCCTGCATGATTGAAAATAGCGTTTCCAAATTAGAAATCGCTTTCTATTTTGTAGCGACACCCGTTTTGGGGTGGTAAAACACCACCTCATATAAGTATCCTTATGATGGATACATTGGTTTCTTTTTTTTGAGTAACCTTTTCAGATTTCTGAAAACCTTCCCCATCTTCAGCCTTTGGTAAATTTACCAAACCTTGATTGAACTCTGGTAATAAAATTAGCTGTGTGATATATCTGTACTCAAACAGGGGGATGGGTATATTTTAAAAGGGTGTTCCCCCTACCTAACTTATAAACTACTTCATTCTGTCCTTGTGTCGTGGATTTCTTCATTAATTTTCACTGTTATATTACTATTAGTACCAACAGATAAAATTTTTATTTGATTGTTACATTAAATAAAGCCTATGAAATCAACGTTTATAGCTATTTCCCATAGGCTTTAATCTGTTCACGAAACAGTAATTTTGCGAATAGTTAATTGTATAATATAGAAGTAACTTATAGTTTAATCGACATCTTCACTATCATCTACAAGCTTAATTGTAATAGTTTCTGTGGTATTTTGGTTGACTTCCAACTTATTGTTTAAGTAGAAACTACTCTCATCATCTTCCAGCACCATTCTTATAGCTGGCATCACATCTCTATAACTTGCATTCTCCAATACATCTCCTAGTCTTTTCCAAGCTTTATTCTTAAATTGTCTTCTCATTACTTTTCTTTCTTTTTCCAACTCTTGACTAAATAAATCTTGCTTGTACCAATCGTAATATGTACTTGGAGAAACTCCTATAGCCTCATAAACTCCTTTACCCTGTTTCCCCTCATAAACAATCAAATAAATAGCTTCTGTTTGTTGTTTGGTTAAACCTGTTGCAGGAATATATTTTCCATCTTTATCTCTATTTTTTGGCATATTATGACTTCCTTTCTATGTAAATATATGGTATTATAGTAATAAATCTTTTAGGAGGAAACTTATGTCCCGTATTTTCTTTATTGCTGTATATATGATTATTTCCTCCATTGCAACAATCAAAACACCTGCATTTAATAATCCACAACAAACTCTTATTTGTTATTTTGTAATATTGAGCATAGGTGAATTGGTTGACTTATTCGCTTATGCAATTGCGTATAAGATAGCAGGATTTTTTAAAAATATTCTTGGATTGAATGGATATGAAACAAGTGTTAAACATTGGAAAACAAGATGTATATTTGCCCTCTTATATTTAATTTTTACGCTTACACCATTATCAACAGAATTAGCTAGAAACATTACAATCCTAATCTATGATTATCTCGCCACACAAGGAAATAAACTCATTACAGAAATTTGTAATTCATTTACACCTGTACCTCCTGAATATTAATATCATCTGTTAATCACAGGAATTTTTCCCTTGCTTCCAACTTTCAACCCTAGCACCTCGGCAATGTCCCTTGTCTTAATATAAGTAGTTCCATCCTTACGAATCAATTCAACAGTAAATTCCTTACCATTAACAATCAACTTATCCTTCTCAACCACCTCGTCGTCCTCCATTACTGGTGCTTTCCAGCTTTTATTAATCTCAAAATGTGGCTTATCTGGTGTACTCCATGTGCCGCCCCAAGTGATACCTAAACGCTTTGCAATCTCTCCGCACTTGGAGAAGAAAGCACTATCAGAATACTCTTGCCCCTTAACATTTTTGCAAATATCCCAAGCCATTCTACTAGTATGCCTACTATTTTTTGTCCATGTAACCACATTTCCTGCCCTAGTTCTGCCTTGCTCATATAGCCAGTTTTGCCGTTGCTGCGGACGATAAGTTTCTGTAATGCAAACAATCAATCCAACCTTTTTGCACTCGTCTCGGAACAGATTACAGGCTATTTGAGCCAGTGGAGACAACTCTTGAATGTCTCTACAAGGCTTAGTTATGTCACTCATTATTCTCAACCTCCTTATTTGGCGATTGAATTCCTTTCTGGTATTGGCTACCAAAATAAAAAGCAATTACCACTGAGAAAATAGTCAGAAATTGTTCTCCACTGATTCTACCAATTACAGCCAAATAGCTGAATATAGCAGTCAATAGTATTGTAACTATGCTTTTCACTGTCAATAAGTTTTGAATTGTAATTTTTGCATTATCGCTCATTTTTACACTTCCTTATATGTAATAGTAGAAAGGATACCGAAAAAATCGGTACCCCTAAATAATGTCTAGCCCTTATAAAACCTCATCAATATCATCAATATCAAGCAGTCTAACATACTTAATTAAATTATGATTATTTTCAATGCACCAATCAGAGAATTTATTGATATTAACTAGAATTCCTGTAACTTCTCTATTATCAATCTTCTTAGTAATGCTTCTCAAGTTTAATTTGTGGCTGTTTATGTATTCTTCTAATGTTGACTTGGTATACATCCATAGGACACCATTGTATTCGTCAATGTAGCAATAACAGGTTGATTTAGAATTGTAATACCATCCTTTTTTACCTGTATCTTGGTAAGTCTCAATAAACATATTCCCTGTCCTATGCATTACTGAATCAAACTTAACGTCAAATTTAGCAATAGTACCATCTGTATACTGGACAATAAAATCAATACCACTTTCAATTCCTAAAAATCCATCTTCCCCTACATTAATACAAATAATACCTTTGTCGATACAGAAATCATGAAACCACTTTTCTCCTACTTTGCCATGTTTTAAATCTTTTGTAAATTGATAATTACTCATTCTGTTAGTCACTCTTACCTTTCTTTAAATCGTTTGAATAGTGTCTCTCACCTTGCGACCAAATGGACGCAGGGTATAATTTTTTACAATAAAAAAAGTTGTACATGATGTACAACCAACTACCTACATAAATTAAATTAGCAATAACTAACTTCTAACTATAACAAAAGGATACCCCTCACAAGTTATCCCAAAATCAGCTTTTATTTGTTTATTTAACCTTACTCTTTTTAAGTCATAGGCGTTCAATATTTCCTGCATTGATTTCTTCCATTGTAATTCCATTTTCTGTGTTTTCTTTAATTCGCTTTCTAATATATACTTATCTGTTCCGATAGCGTTTGCAACCATTTTAGCTAACTCTGTTGTAGCATCATCTGATTTTTCACTTGTACCTTTTTTATTCTCATACTTGTACTGGGGAAACACCTTGTCAGCTAATTCTGTACCAAACGTCCTTAATACATATTCTCTACTTATACCCTTTAATGTAATATTATTTTCTTTTAATATTTTTGCAATCTCTTCTGAATTTGATAGAGAAGTGACTCCATATTCTTCAAATGAATAGAAGTTCGTTAATTTTTTATGTCCATATTTTATAGCAATTGCTCTAGCTTTCGCTAATTCATCCTCTGGTATCTTTTCTACGGTTACTTTGTCCAGCATATTCAATAATGTAAATAATGTTAATGATTGTGAGAATGTTTGGCTTCTATTAGGATTTATTTCACACACTTTCATTAATGTAGTATAACTTCCAAAAATAAAGGTTTTCCATCAACTTGTAAATCCTCATTAACGTACTGTGTAAAGTGCATCAACAATTTCTGAATATGATGTTTCCTAGTCCTAATCAATTTTGATAACTCTGGAAATTCTTCTTTAAATTCTTCAGTATCAAGATAATTTGCACTGTCAATCATTAATTGTTTCTGCTGTCTTGTCCAATCACTTTCAACTAATTCTAATCCATATACCGCTTTGATAAATTCAATCGCTTCACTTCTTCTACAGTGTGCTAATTCCTCTGTAATTCCTATGATAGTTCTTACTTTATCACAACCAAAACATTTATATAATGGTGTTCCATTATCAGAAATATAAATATGTGCTGAAGGTGAATCATCTTCATGTGATGGTAGAATACAGTTGAACATTTCATTACTTACTCCTAAATATTCCGCTAAATCAATACTGTTTATGTAACTATATAAATCATTCTGACACTTAAATATGGTGAGGGGGGTTTTAATAGTAGGTGATAAAGAAGATATCTTATTATTACCTACCCCTAAATCCCCCATACCGAGAATAACCCTTAATTTATCAGCATTCCTATCCATAATAGCTTGAATATTTTCCCCTGATTTATTGACAATATTACATTCTTTCTTAACTTTATCTACCTTACCACTATTGGCAATAAGAGCTTTCTTAACCTTAGCAGACTTAATTTCCTCCACATAATGTTTACTTATAATTTCATCAGTGTTAATCGTAGCTGAATAATCTTCATAAATTAACATTCTACCGCCAAAGAATAATCTGCTGCCATCTTTACATTTTATGTCACAATGTTTGAAAGCTTCCATTAACGATGATTGAATTTTATCTCTGGTTTCAATATCTGTAATCACTCTATCAGCACAGAATACCAATCTAAATTTTTCATGCTCTGGTGTATAACTAAAACTGGTATACCCAAAACAAGGTGATATATTTAATTCCTTGCATCTAATTAATTCCTCTTGAATAGTTGTACCCTCGTCAAAATCTAAAGCAAATAGTTGCTGCTGAATCCAGTCAGTTGTTTTCTTGCCATTTAAATATGCTGGCTTAAACGTGGCTCCATGTGATAACCCTTGTGCCAAATCCTCAATAGATATTTCTGTTTTGGTTAAATTCTTTTGAACACTTGCAATTTCATAGCCTTGTGGTTTGCTTTCGTACCTTTTGCCATAATACATACATTTTACTTTTGTCATAATTTAATATCCTCCTTATTTCTTTGCATAAAAAAAGCCACTCCAATAATTGAGTGGTTAATATCTGGTAACTATGTTTTTACGAACCCCTTTGAAGTGAAACGTTAATCAATATGTTGGCAAAGCGACCAATGGTCTGTCTGGCAATCAATGATTTCAAACTCAAATTGTATTATTGGTACGCCTTCAAAGGCGAATCAAAAATACTATTCCCCTTCAAAGGTGAGAACCTATTTCTTAAACATCAAACAACATTCATTCAATTCTGGTGTATTCTCAAATAGAAATACCTTATACTTTGATTTCTCTTCACCCTGTTTAGGGTAGGCATCTGTTACTTTTGATACATTGAATCCATTTCTAACTAAGTGCATCATTAATTGTAGGCTATGAATGACTTTAAAATTTTTATTCATTGGATATATCCTCTCCTTTAGATATTATGGGCATACGCCGAAACTGGCGTACCCCATTTAGTTATTAATTTATTTCATTTCATCTAAATGTTTTTTAGCTTCTCTGTAATAATCCATTTGACCACACATACAATTACCAATACAAAACCAAGAAAATAATTCTTTTTCATATGAATCATTTCCTTTTTTATCATAATAAAAGTATCTAGCTGGAATAGTTTCAATCCCTAAATCTTTACAAGCTCTAACACGTTGATGTCCAGAAACAATCATTTTATCTTGAGTAATTATAATTGATTCAATAACTCCTGATGTTTCAATACTTCTTAGGAAATTAATATATTGCTCCCCTACAATGTTAGGGAAATATTTTGTGTGGTTAGGAAATTCTTTTAATTCTGAAACTTTAACTTGATATGAGTTGTAATCTCTTTCATCTTGATTGATAATATTTTTTACATTTTTGATTTTTTCTTTCAATTCCCTAGTGGTTATACTCTCAATGTCATTTTCCTCTATAAACGCATCTCTTTTTTCATCTGGTAAATCCATAAGTAAAAATAGTTTCGTCTGCCCCAAATTGGAAAGCGAATTCGAATTTGACACATTAAATGTAGTTGCCAACTGCATAAATTTGTTTGCTGTTCTTTGTGTAAAATCAAACTTTTCTTCTAACCAAATACCCCATGTACCATGATTTAACTGGCTCTTAGCTTCAATTAATGCTTTACCAATTAAAATAATATTGCGTGCTGTTTGTTCTTTCAGTTGGATGATTTCATTTTCAATTACCTCTAAATTTCTTACTGTTAAATTTTCCATTTTACATCTTCTCCTTTTAGTTTGTATTTTGAAAGTATTTTGATAATAAAAAAGCACCTGTTTAGATGCTTAGTTTCTTGGTGGTGGTGATGATAGAGTTAGAAATTACCCTCTCCATAGTAACTTAAAAATAGTCCTAGTTCTAGGGCGAAATTGACACTAGATTTGCGAATTCACCTCTTTTTTTGTAAATTTAAATATGTCCTCCATAGTAACTTAAAAAAAGTGTCACAAACATTGATAAATCAACATTTTTTAAATTTACAAAACGCAATTAGACCTCTTTTTTTGCAAATAGGGGAGTACACAAATTGCATTCTCACATCTTTTATTACACTTTTTGCTCGTCCCCTTATTGTAATTATCTCTGTTTTTGAAAATTTATAAAAAGTGGTTGAAACCCTTGTAAACAGTGGGTTTGAGAGACTTAACAAAAAATAAATGTCAACACATCAAGAATTTTTATACATTTTTACATTTCCTTCTCCATAGTAGACGATTAATAAAACAATTACTTACTATACACTAAAGCAATTCTGACATAAGCTCTACAACCATTGATTTTACTAGGTTTGTAGCACTTTTAAAACCGTTACATTTTACTACTCCTAAATTTTTGTACCCGTTCTTTCGTTTTTTGATTTTCTACTATTTCAGCACATTCTCGGCAATAACTCATATTGGAAGCAGTTCTTCTTTTCAAAACCCCGCATCTTTTACATCTAAAAAACTTTTCTCCACAATATAGCAAATATTCATATCCTAAATTTCTAAAATCATCAATCTTCAGCACCTCTTCAGATTCCGTCTTATCTATGTAACAAACATTTACACTTAAATTATTTACCAACTTATTCATTTTTATTAAACCCAATGCTTTCATATCGTGAATCATAAAGCATTGTTCTTTTATCGTAGCAGTAACATTAGCCATCCTAAAAATATCTTTAAAATCATAGTTTATCCAATCACGATTGTTCTCGTTTACCATATTGCGATATTTTGCAAGACATAACATTGTAAAAGCGATTCGTTTCATAGGCTTACTTTTTATGCCGTCAATTGTTAGTAATTCGTTTTTAGTAACTGGTATATAATCAATATTTATCAAATCACGTTTTTTTGCGTGTTTTGCAATATTAAGTAATAAATCTTGCCACTGAGAAATAGCAAAATTATAATATTTTTCTTCCATTATTTTTACAAGTCGTTTATATATTTGATTTGGTTTTAAATTTTCAACATGATATAAATATTTAGCAACAATTCTTAAATCGTATGATGGTTTTTTGCTCAATTTAGGCTCTTTTAATACGTTCTCTGCGTACTCTTTTTCTTTTAAAATTATGTTAATACTAAACCTCTCCAATCTGTGTTTGTTTCATTGAATATTTTTCACCTATGTATAAAATATTTCCATTTTCATCTTTTTCTGGATAATTAACAATGTAATTATTTTTTTCCAATAAATTTTCTATAACTTGTGAACTACACATGTCCCAAACAAATTGTTTTGACTTATTTGTAGGGTAACATAAATCAATTAATATATTTGCAAGTTCTTTTTGGTCAGGACATATACATGAACACTCTTGTTTAAATACAGTCAGCATCATGTTTTTTTGTTCAAATGCATCATCGTCGTTAATTCGTTCTCTTTTAATTAGTTGTTGATATTTTTGCAATTTATCGCAATAGTCTTTATATATCTTTTCAATTTTATTTTTAGTATAAGCAGAATAATTTACGCTTGATTTTAAAATAGAGTAATCGAATGTGTTGTTATTTTTAAAGTTGGCTAAGTAGTCATCAAACTCATTTTCAAACAACCAACAGATTTTATTTACTAAGCAATTATGTGTCCCCACTGGCATACGATAATCATAATATTTTAAAAATTCTATTTCTTGAGTGGTCTTGTTGGGTTTATTTTTTAATTCATTGATAGTAAATTTAAACTCTGTTTGACATTTCTTATTTGAATCAGTTATGTATTTTTTATATATCCTTCTTACGTCTGGGTAAATGTATTGCATGAAGTACGGTTTTTTATCAGCCACAAGCCGCTTATTAAATTCTTTCAACTCACGCTGTTCTTTTGAGTCGTCATCTTTAATTTTATTTGAACCATAGTCAAACCAATGTTTAGGTCTAGGTTTTGCAATAATTCCTTTTGTTTTATCAATAGCATTCTGCTGAAATAACTGACCACACATAATTCTATATTCTTTTTTGCTTCTCCTTTTGGTACCTCTATTTGCTAATTAAAGATACATGTGTTATATTTATTATTAAAGGAGTGGTAAAAAATGTATACCATTGAAGAAATTAATATAGAGATAGAAAAATTCTGCAAATCAACTTCATACAAAATACCACCTATTAAACATTGTTTACATGTTAATAGTGATGATTTTATAGCTCAAGTACGTCGTAATAATGAGATAGAAAATGGATATGAACTATTAATATCTAATGACATTTACAAGTATAAAAAAGAATATCAAAAAGCTGTTTTATGGCATGAATTTACTCATATGTATGATTCTCTAAAATTTAAAGACGAATCTAAAATTGTTTTTGACGCAATGATTAAAACATTTTCTGAATCTCATGCAACTACAGTAGAATTGAAATATTTATTACATATCTCAATGAATCAAACATCACGAATTAATTTAAATAATAGAGTTTTGACTTGGAGAAATGGTAAAGAAAACTTAGACCTGATTACAGCTAATTATATAAATCAAAGCATACATCACTTTAATAATTTTTTATTAACCAAAAATCCATATGATTTTAATTCTGGTAGAACTCAGTTTTGCTACTTTTGCGGTTATTTAATGTTAGAAGACAAAACAAAAGCATGCAAATTATTAGATGGTGTTATGTGTTATTTCCCTGAGCAATACAGAAAAAATCTATCTGAATTAGGTAAAGCTATATTAATTTATGATGTAAATAAAATTGTTTCAACATATGACATTTTTACATCCCAAGCAATGCTTTATGGGATGCCAACTAAGAAAAATCAAACGTGAAAATAGTTGTTCATTAAAATAACAAAAAATTAGGAATAGATAGCTTATCCACTCCTAATTAATAGGTATACTGCATTTTAGGGTATACCTAAATAATTTTTAACTCTGACACACAAGCTTGTCCTCATACCATTTGATTCCAGCGGTATTATTTACATGAGTTACAGGTGCTTCAAATTTGACGCTCCCCATCTGAACTAATACACCATTTTCAATCACTGGTGGTGTATATATTGCTTTAATCTCATTTTCTTTCTGTTTCATAGCACATAATTTCTCTGCTGTTACAGATACGATAGTTTTTGCAACTTCATTTAATAATCTCATTTGAATCTCTCCTTTAATTTGTATTGTCAACTTTATTGACATTAGAAATTTCACTTGACATTTTGGTTTTAAAAATTATCATTTTGGTGGATTGTTTGGAGCGAAAATAGAGTTTTCCCAACAAGTGGAAAGATACCTCTATTAATCATCACTTCGGAGCCATTGCCCTTCGCTTAATACTGTACGAGTCTAATTTTCATTAGTAAGCCTAATAACCAAGTATGTATATCCCCTTGTCAGCTTATATCCTCTTATACCGTTCCACCCTCTTATTCTTTGTTTATTGTGAGTTTATACAAGAAAAATTCTCACTGACGCATATAATCCCTAGTACAGTGTAGGAAGTTACTGCGAATGATTTTTTGCATCGGCTCATTACACCTTATCTTATTTAGTACCTATTGTCCGTTAGAGGGACATTAGAAACAAGGGAAGTATATGCTTTCAAACCTTGGGTGATATTAAGTATCTATTTGATATCTAAAATATATCACAAAGGTTTTGTCGAGTCAATATCTTTTTGATATCTATTTGAATACTTGAACTTTGATATCTATATGATATAATTAAGATATTGAAAGGTGGTTATAAAAATGGCAGTTCAACAAAATCCTTACCCTTTAAGAATTGATAAAAATACAATGGATAAATTTAAGATTATAGCAAAAGAAAATGGACGTTCTGTAAATAAAGAGATTGAAATATTATTGAAGAATGTTATTTCCGAATATGAAGCTGAACATGGGAAAATTGAAATAGATGAAGATGAGCTATATAAAAAAAAATAGATATATAACTAATTCAAGATTTAGATTAAAAAATTATAGTACAGTACCGCTAAGTAAAAGGAGGTTGTTACATGGACAATGATATAAAAAATTTACTTACTGATATATCAACTTTACTTGATACAAAATTACAACCAATTAACGAAAAATTATATAGTTTAGAGCAAGGACAAAATGAAATCAAATTAACTTTAGAAAATCAAACCAATAAGAATATACAGTTATTAGTAGAAGGATATATGGGGAATATTGACAAGATTGAGAAACTAGATTTTATTGCGGAAGATGTAAGTAATATTAACTTAGATATTAAACTATTGAAAAATGCAATACTTCATAATACAGAGGAAATTACCAGATTGAAAATGATAAAATAATTTATAGGGATGTGCATTAAATGCATATCCTTTTTTCTTTGTCAAATAACAAAGAGTATATTTTAAGAATATACCCCTATTTTCGTTTCAAATGTTTTAGGTGAAGAATTGCTCAAAAAAAGTAGTATCGTTTAAAATAGAGTGGAAAAACGTGCATTTTTCTAAGGGATATAGATAAAGGATGGTCAATATTGAATGGAGTAACGAGCGGATTTTTCCGTTGGTTGAACCATGTTAAATTTAACATAGTTGAGTGAGGGTATATAACGTTTTGTTACCCACCATACTCTGTGGATGAGGTATGCCCTGTTTTAGGGTATACCTACAATTAAGCTGATAGGAATAATATTCCGTATAGGTATGCCTTAAATGGTGGATACCATATTTTTTCTGTTTCTCCTTTTTGCTCTAACTCATCAACAGACATCTTCATCTGTTTGGCAATATCTTCTTGAGATTTTTTAGAATTAGCAACTTCCGCATTTTGCGGTAATTGCTCTTTATATTGGTTAGACCCATTACCTCCAACAGTCACTCCATACAATCTTTCCAACTCTTTAATTCTCAGCCCCACTTTTTGGCTACAATATCACGAGATTTGCCTTGTTCTACCAGAGGTGCCGAAACTGGCACATCTGCTATTTGCTTAGCGCTGGATGCTTCTGGCGGTTCTGCCATGAGCTGTGTTTTCCCGTTTAATAAGGCTTGTCTTCCTTGTTCATCCCGTTCCGCCAGTTTCGGCACAATGTTTAAGTCCGTACGTTCTCCTTGTCTTTTGTTGTTTTCTTTTTGGACTTCCACCAAATTTGGGGTAATACCACTTTCAACACTTTGATATTGGTTGCCGTAAAATTTGACCTGTTTTTCTTTTGCTTGTTTCTCATAAATAGGGCGATACTTTTCGGCAACAGCAATTCTTTGAATTGGATTGAGATTTCTTTACCTATTCTACTAGCGAAAACGTCAATCTACAGAGATTACAGAGGTTTTAACACATTGGTTGACTAATTCTATGCCTAAAAAAAATACCCCCTTAAAAAGCAATATTTATGCTTAAAAAGGGGTATATATTATATTTACCTACGTTTACTCTCTATATGAATTCGTGTTTTATTCTGGTTAATTTCCAGTGTATCCAGTGGATTAAATTGGCTGTAATTCAACGATAAATCTTTGCTAAACATATTTACATATTCTTTTACTACCGTTAAATCACTGTGCCCTAATAGCTTTTGTAAGCGAAAAATATCACCGCCATTAAGAATCCATTTTTTTGCAAATGTATGACGATATAAATGAGAGGATGTTTTTATTACTCCCCTACTTCTATTGTATTTAACAAGCATTTCTTGATAGGTACGCAAATCTGATTTTCCTCCAAAAGAATTGCAAAATAAATAATCATCACTAGTACCCTTTCTGTAGTTAAGATATTCCTTTAAGATAACAGCTAAACTATCCGACATAGGAATTATCTGGGCTTTTCTATTTTTACTTGTATTCATCTGAATTAATTGGTTGTTAAAATCCAAATCGCGTATCTTTATATCTAACGCTGAAGAAATTCTATTTCCAGTAGCTAATAAATAATTAGAATACACCCAAGTCTTGTACTCCGTAAAATCAGTATTTTTAAGGTTAGGTTTCTTAAGTAATACTTTTAATTCTTCATCTGTGTATGTTTCTTTTATTTTCTTATCAGCCTTGGGGAGTTTAATTTTAAATTGCGGTATCCACTCATTATCCATACAAAAATAAAAAAATGCCCTTAAATCTCTTAAATAAGATTGCACAGTAATATCATTACAACCTCTTTCTCTTAAATAAAGGATAAAACCATCTATTTTCAATAAATTAATAGTGCTTAAACTCCAATCTGCTGCTATTGAATATTTCTCTAGTACAGAAAAATGAACCCTGTAAATATCTAATGTTTTTTCAGACAAATTTCTTACTTTACAGCGAACAATATATTGCTCAAAACATTCTGACATGGTAATAGGTTCATTCTGATTAAGGCTAATTTTTTTCAT